GAGAAAAGAACAAGCAACTAAGCTAACTTCAACGCAACTCCGCGCGCGCGCGCGAAACGCGCACGCACGCGCAAAGAGCAAGAAAAAGAGCGTGTAACCTCGCGCTAGCCCTACGGGCGCGAGGACACGCGGAAAAGAAGGGGATACCCACCGATTTGCCCACACAAGTGTGGACAAATCCGTGGATATCCAATCCACGGAAACAGAACAGGAGACGATCATGCTTAGAAACAAGACAGCACAGACGCACAAATTCAGCGTCATACCGCAACAAGACATCCCCCGGTCACGCTTCGCGATGCCGCAGACGCGCAAAATGGCGTTCAACGCAAGCGAACTCATACCAATCATGGTTGAGCCCATTTTGCCGGGGGATGTCTGGGAACACAAAGAATCCATACTCGCAAGGCTCGCAACACCCATCGCACCAATGGCGGACGACCTCGACCTCGAAACGTTCTACTTCGCCGTCCCACACAGAATACTGTGGGACGGATGGGAAGACTTCATCACCGGAGTGAGCGAAGACTCAACGTTGCCAACGTTCTACCCGTTCAAGTCAGGAACACCAAACACCAACGAAATCGTAGCCGGCGGCGTACTTGACCACATGGGTCTCATGCCACAGAACTACACCGACACCATTGCACGATTCAACGTACTCCCCATATGGGCCTACTTCGAAATCTGGAACAAATGGTTCCGCGATCAAAATCTACAAGAAGAATGGGAATGGTCAGACACATGGACAGACGCCGGGACCAACACCATCACCCAAGACGGGGTGACGTGGCAACAACAACCGCTACGAGTAAACAAGCGACACGACCTCTTCACAAGCGCACTGCCATGGCCACAAAAAGGCGCCGCAGTCTCAATGCCGCTGGGATCAATCGCACCAGTGATCCCTGACCCGAACACACTAAACATCCCGTCATTGACGGGTGGAGGCGCACTCTGGCCAGGACCAAGCTCATCAAGCGGACTCTCAACGAACGCAAGCGCAAACATGCAATGGAGCGCGGGAGCAGCAGCAGGAGCAAGCACCGCACTTCGCTGGGGATCAACAGGAATGGTGGCTGACCTCAACGCGGCTACAGCCGCATCCCTAAACAGCCTACGACTGGCCACCGTAACCCAGCAACTGCTCGAACTCGACGCACGAGGAGGCAGCCGCTACGTCGAAAACCTGCTAGCCCACTGGGGAGTCAGATCGCCGGACTTCCGCTTACAAAACCCGGAATATATCGGCGGATCACGCATACCAATCACCGTCAATCCAATCGCGCAAACAGCAGCGTACGACGCAGAGCCTGGCGCAGTGAACTCTGCGATCGGAAACCTCGGAGCAGAAATGCACGCATCGAGCAGCCGCGGAACCTTCCGCTACGCCGCAACCGAACACTGCTACATCATCGGAGTAGCGTGCATACGCAGCACACCCACGTATCAACAAGGAACACGCGCCCACTGGTCATTGCAGACCCGCTACGACTTCCCGGACCCGATATTGATGAACATCGGAGAGCAGGCCGTACCGACGCGCGAAATCTTCCAAACAGCCAACAACACATATGCGAACGAAACGTGGGGTTATCAAGAAGCGTGGGCACAATGGCGAATCATCCCGAACGAAATCACAGGTCAACTGAGGAGTACCTACGCACAACCAATGGACTGGTGGCACCTAAGCGAAGAATTCGCAACAGAACCCGCGCTAAACGCCAGCTTCATCACCGACAAGACGCAAGAAACGCTCGCACGAGCGCTCGCAACCGCACCGAACGTGCAATGGAGCGCACAATGCATCATGGACATCACACACCAAAACACCGTCGCAAGACTGATGCCGGCATATAGCGTGCCGGGCCTCAGAAGGTTCTGATGCATTGCGTAATGACCTGGGACTACATACAAGCAATCGGAGGATGCCAACATGGGATGGTTCGGCGACGCAATCAAAAAAGTCATCAGCCCGGTAACAAGCATTGTCGGCGACATCATCGGAGGCAACAGCAGCAAAAAGGTTGCTCGAGAACAAATGGACTTCCAAGAACGCATGAGTAACACCAGCTACCAACGCGCGACGGCAGACATGCTCAAAGCAGGACTGAACCCGTCCCTGGCCTACAGCCAGGGCGGAGCCAGCACACCAGGAGGCGCAATGGCGGACGTACCCCAACAAATGGGCACGCGAGCCGTGAACAGTGCACTGCAAGCGAGCGCCACGAAAGCGCAAATCGCCAACACCACTGCAAACACCGCATGGACGGTCGAGAAAGCGGAACAGGAGAAAATCACCACCGACGACATGAAAGCGAAGTACGTCGACCCAACAAACCCGAACAACTTCACCAACATCGGCATCGAAGAACGGGTAAGAGGACTCGAAAAACTCCGCGAAGAAGTCAGAGCCGCGAGATCCGCGGCCAACATCCGAGCCACCGACGAACGGATACGCGCCCTGGAGGAGCGCATCATGACCGAGATATCAGGGTCCACAATCAGCAGCGCAAAATCGGCTGCCGCCATCGCCGAAAAACAAGTCACCGCAAAGGAGCTGGAAAACTACCTGACGAAGCTGAAAATTCCCGAAGCCAAAGCCTTCGCCGAATGGTTCGAAACCGTCGGCGCAGGATCCCCGGCCGCAAAAGCCGTAATGTCCATCTCTCAATGGCTCAAATACATCCTGAGGTAATCATTCATGTACTACGAAAACCGAAAGCGCGCCCAAACACACAACTACGAACCAACCAAGACGGACCAAGCCGCAGCACGCGAATGCGATATCAACGTCATCGTGCGCAACGCACGCATCCACGGACAAGCACCGGGACCGACCAAGCAGCCGCAATTCGCGGACTTCAGCGAATTGCCAGACAACCTGCAGGACTTCCTCGCAATGGGAGCAAGAGCAGCCCAAGCACGCGGGGAACTGCCAGAAGCCCTGCAAGCAATGAGCAACGAAGAGCTGCTACAAGCAACACCGACAGAACTCGCCCAGCGCCTCCAGGCGCACGAAACAATCAAGGAGCGGCGAGCGAAGCTGCCGACGCACCTCCAAAGTCTGCCCGCAAGCTCAATACTGGCCTTGACGGAAGAACAGATACAGGCGATCATCCGACCGCCCGCTCAACAGAGCGAACCACCAAAGGAACCGAAGTGAACACCAACCTCTACGCGCTACGCGACAGGCTGCTGAACTACTACATGCAGCCGTTCGCCGCGCCAACCGACCAGGACGCACAAGCAGCTATCAGCTTCAACATCAACGCGAAGGAAATCAGAGATGCCGTCAGCCAAGCACCGCACCATTTCGAAGTCTGGAGGCTCGCAAAAATCGAAGAAGGCGACATCTACCCGAGCAAGGAATTCCTCTGCGACTGCTCCAGCCTTGTTCGAAACAGTATTCGGGACGACCTGGCCGGAAGCCAACGAGCTGCAGGCGCAACTGAACCGAACGAAGGAAACCCTAGAAGCGCACCTAGCGCTCGAGGAGCCGAAAATCGCCCTGTACCGCATCCGGCACAGGGCTAAGGCTCGCAGGCTCGCCAGATACGCAGCCATGCTGAAGGAAGCAATAAAGGCTGCTCAGACACCCACTGCCTAGGGCAGAGAGGGTGTCAACAGTACCATCTAGATCTAGTAGGACGATGGTACTGGTGATATAAGGGGGGTGCAGAGACCCCCCTTTTTTTACATGAGGAAACATGTTATGCGCCGGAAACCCATGAGCGGCAAGCGTTACAGCAAGAAGCACAACCGCATCAGCAAGCGGACCAAAGTGATCAACACACCAGGCATGGTGCTCAGAGGCGGACGCCGCCTCTAATGTCATGCGAGGCACCAATCCCCGCATTCAGGCCCGCCATCGGCGGGCCTCTTAAATTCAAAACGCCGACAGACGGGAGAGCGTACATGCCAATCCAGGTCCCTTGCGGCACCTGCATCCTGTGCAGACAGGAACAAGCACGACAATGGGCCGTGCGCATCACGCACGAAGCCCAACAACACGAGCAAAGCTCATTCATCACGCTAACCTACAGCGACGAACATCTACCAAAACACTCGAGCTTGCAGTACGAAGACCTCCAGAAATTCTGGAAGCGCATGCGAAAACGCGGATACAAACTCCGCTACTACGCCGTCGGCGAATACGGAGACCAAACGCTCCGACCGCACTATCACGCCGCCCTCTTCGGAGTGGCGTTCACCGAAGGACGAACAATCCTACGCACGACACCAACAGTGCTATGGACACACCCAGCGCTCATACACGCCTGGGGAAAAGGACACGTCAGCATCGGAGCGCTCAACTACCTAACAGCAAGCTACACCGCCAGCTACGTAACCAAGAAGCTGGCGAGCAAACAACAATACGTCAGAATCGACGAAGAAACAGGCGAACTCATCCGCCTAGAACAACCGCGCGCCTTCATGTCTAAAAACATCGCACGCGACTGGTATAACGAATTCGGTCATCAAGTGACCGACAACGATTACATCGTGATAAACGGAACGCGACAAAAACCACCAGCGGCCTATGACCGCTGGTTGAAGGCGCGCGACGAAAAGAAATTAGAAAAGATAAAAGAAAGGAGAAAAGAACAAGCAACTAAGCTAACTTCAACGCAACTCCGCGCGCGCGCGCGA